CACCAACGCAAGTTTTCTCGCCAAGCCCAATCAGCGGTCGGCATGACTCTGGCGATAGCCTGTCGCCAACGGTTAGGTAGGCTTTCAGGAAATTATGCCGTGCCCACTTTTCGGATTCCGCGTCGCCAAACGACTCAAGGAAATTCGGCCAGCCGCCCATGCTGCGAATCGTCGCGTTAATCCGCTGATCGCCGAAGTCGATCCACTTGTAAGGCCCGATGGCGACCGCTCGCTGTACGTCGCTCCAAGCCTCTACGGCTTTCGTATCTTCGGCGACATTGACGCCAGCCAACTCCCGAAGCTCGGCAGGTCTCGGCATTCGCGGCAATTCGCGGATCGCCCGAAGTACCGCCGTTTGCATTTGGTCTGGTGTCAGGTCAGCCAGGGCCAAGAAGTAAACCTGTAGCATCGCCTCGCTCGCCTCCACTTGGTGGGACTGTAGAAGCCCCATTAACAGCGTCGAAAATAGCTTTGAGCTGTCCAGATTCCTCGAATCGTCGAAAGACATCTTTGGTATTTTCCTCTCGAATTTGTGCAAACGTTTTCGGTTGCGACGGTTTACGCTCCGTCGCTGTGGTTCGGTCGTTGTTCAGCCAATCGGCTTGGAATCCCTCCCATTGCCGTTCGGCCGCTGTCCGGATCGCCTCATCGGCAGACATGCCAGCCTTAGCCGCTTCGCGTCGGATTCGCACCAGGACGGATTCCGTAACCGGCTTGCGTCGGCACGCGGTCCAGTCTCGCCAATGTGTCTCGGAAATGTCTGCGGGTCGATCGATTGCTACCGATGGACGCCGCGTTCGCTTTTGAGAGACAGAAACTAGCGGCTCTGCCGCGTATGTATTTTTAGGATCAGGATTAGGGCTAGGGTTAGGGCTAGGGATAGGATCAGGATTAGGTATAGGGTAGATGGTTCCCCCTGTTTGTCCCCCGATCGTAACCCCGTTTATCCCCCGATCGTATCCCGGTTTATCCCCCGATCGTACCCCCGATTGCCCCCCGATCGTACCCCCATTTATCCCCTCGATTATCCCCCGATCGTACCCCTCTTTATATCCCACTTTATACCCCTCTTTATATCCAGCTTTCGGGGATAGTGAGTCGATCGATTCTTCAATCGGTAAGTCGTCCATGTCGTCTAGGTCAACAGGAACCGTAACCCAGTAGAGGCCAGCCGTTCGCTTTCCGCACCCGCGATACTGAAGCCATTGGGAGTCGATAGCCCGCTTCCTTGCTTTGTCAAACGTCTCCCATTTGGCGAAGCCTAGTGTCTCCATGAGTTGCGAATTAAAAAACCGAACAGGCCCTCGGTATCGTGCCGCGTCTTCGGTGTGCAGCACAACGGCGACCAAGCAAAAAGCGTCCCGCCCCATGTCCGCCGCCGCACTTGATTTGTGCATCTTGCGGAAGGCCTTGTGCGCGAAAAACTTATCTCGCTTTGGGTAGTCGATCTGTGGAGGATCGGTCATTACTTCACCAAAAAAACACCGCTGCCCGGATGCTTGACCGGCAATCGCAGAACGCGAATGAATCCGGGCAGCGGCTTGGTTCGTAGGCCGGTCAAGCCTATTTCGTACACTATAGCAATTTGTCAACCTGTTGACAACTAAAAAACGTCGTCGGCTTCGATCGCGTCATCGAACGGCAGCATCGGGACGTTTTTCTTCTCTTCTTGCGATCGCAGAAAATTGCAACCATGCTGCCAATACGATTCTTTCAATTCGACTCCAACAAACTTGCGGCCGCACCTAAGCGACCCGACACCTTCGCTGCCAACTCCACCGAAAGGCGAAAACACGACGTCGCCCGGAAGCGTCCAAAGGTCAACGGCACGCTCTATCAACCCAAGCTGTAGCGGGCAAATGTGCTTCTCATCGTTTTCCGTTGTCGCCAGTTTGAAGTTTAACACGTCCGTTTGATTGATGTCCCACCAAACCGGTTCAGCGTATCGCCGCCAAATATCGATCGACGGATCGGCCGCGTTTTTTTTGCGTGAAAACGGCGACGGGTGACTATCGTTTGAGCTTCCAGCCTCACCGATGTATCGCGCGAATCCTTTTGGCCTGACGATAGGCTTGTCGCTCATCAAGCCGCTTCCTTCGCTTGGTGGCTTGCGGAAGACGATCAGGTAATCCGCCATACCTTGCCGCACCTGCGACGTATCACGCCTAACAGTCTTGTGCAAGAGCCCGTTGTTGTTGGTCCGCTCCCGCTCTGTGACAGGGCATTTCCATATCGTTACCCGCGAATGAAAGACCCATCCAGCGGCCTCGAATTCCTGAATGCAAGCCCCAGGAAAGTCGATAAGCCCCGTCGTGCCGTAGACGTTCGCATATCTCGGTAAGTCCTTGCAATGGACCGCACAAAGGCGGCCCGGAACCGTCAGCCGATAAAGTTCTTTGATTGCGAAAGCGTAGTGCCGGAAGAACTCTTCATCGTTTGCAGCGTTGCCCATGTCGTTTTCCGAATCGCTGTAGATGTACAGTGAAGAAAACGGCGGCGAGTGAATGCAAAAGTCGATCGAGTTATCGGGAAGGTCTCGCATAAGATCAACGCAATCGCCGTTGTAAAACGTCCAGTCCGCTCCGTGTTGTTCGTTCATGCAACCCATTTCAAACACCTGCCTTTGATTTAAGAAAACTAGGAATCGTCGGAACCGCCGACGCTGATAAACCGACTCGCATCAACTCGACTTGATTGCCAAGTCCGAATTGCCTCACAACTTCCGCCATCGACGCTTGCATCAAACCATGATCGGCACCCTTTCGGGCAATGCTCTTTTCGATGTTCGCATCCGCGTCGCTGCCGATGATATGAACCTTCACCGGCCGCGTCTGCCCAAATCGCCACGACCGCCTTACCGCTTGGTAATACTCTTCAAACGAAAACGAGAGCGACGCAAAGACTTGCGTATTGCAAATTTGAAAGTTGAGCCCGACGCCAGCGATAGACGGCTTAGTCACCAGCACCGGAAACTGCCCTTCGGCAAAGCCTAAGAGTAGATCCTGCTTTTTCTTTTCCGGCATCGACCCGCGAACCTCAACGGCTCCGTCGACATGCTTCATCAACTCCGAAGATTCGTAGTCGGTGTAACACCAAACGATTGCCGGCCGCTCTGACTCACGCACAATCTCCGCAACTCGCTTAGCTCGCTCGGTGTTGGTCCGCCGCTTTTCTTCGTGGATGTTCGTCGCCGAAATTCCTTCGACGTCGAATAGAAAGCCATCGGCGACGCCATCATATGCAACGCTCACAATATGTCGCTCAACGGTGAGCGGTGGCAAGATGTAGCCGTCGTCGCTACCCCCAAGATCGGACGGACGCGAAAGACAAACCGCCCACGATGTGACCCATCGCCAAAAGTCCTTTTGAGCGTGTTTCTTCAAGCGGTAGCCGCCTGCCTTCATCGTGTCGTTAATGAACCAACGCGAAAGCATTTCGTTCGACGGCATGACCCCAAGAAAATCGGCGTGGTTGCCTAGCTCTTTGTGGTCATTGGGTGCCGGTGTCGCTGTACATGCCAAGCGGTATGGCGTTTCGCGATATGAGTCGATTAGCTCCTGCTTGATCTTCCCAGTAAAGTTTTTGAGGATCTGCGATTCGTCAAGCACAACACCTGACCAAATCGAAGCGTCAAACTTGTGAAGCTTTTCGTAATTGATGAGGTTAATGCCCTCGACAATTTCGCTTTGCTCATCGACCACCGCAACGGTCGTTTCGATGCCAAACTTTTCGGCCTCTCGTTTTGTTTGGGCTCGAATGCCAACTGGCGTATGAATTACAACCGGCCGCTTCGATCGTTTGCAAACCGCATCCGCCCACGCTAGTTGCTGTATCGTCTTTCCTAGTCCGGTATCCTCAAACAAAGCCGCCCTGCCACGCTGTAGCGACCATTGGACGCATTTAGCCTGCCAGCCCTTGAGAGCTTTTGGAAGCTCGCTAACCGCAACCTCAAAGCCTAGCGGCCTTGCCGATCGCACCTTCGATCGAATGAATTCTTCGTAATCCATAAAAACACCAAAAAGCCACCGGCGGCGCGGCGTAGCGGGCCATCCCGAATGGGGAACAGAGGCACCGCCGGTGGTTGTGTTGTTGGTTGTAGCCCGCTACGGCTTGTCAAATCTTAACGCACTGTCAACCGTTGACAACTGCCAAATCCTCTACCGACTCAAAACCGCAAAGAAAACGCATCCAATCGACTTCCCGATTGGATAGGTCAAACCATTCGCCGCGCACCCGCT